ATTTACATCAGGGTTAGATGTTGGAAAACTTGTCTCATTTGCTATTGGTCTAAACCCACCAACTTCTTCAACCAAGTCAACTATTCTGTCGTTGATAGCTGCGGTAGTAGCAATAGTTGTGTCGTTGTCTGGAAATGAATCACCATTTTTAATAGTGTCTCCAGTGCTTACGTTAAAGTATGCAGCGTCTGATTGGGCTTTTGTATAATATCTGTTGTCTAAAGTACCTGTTGCTATTTCATTATCAGTAACAGCATTAGTTGCAATTTTAGCTGTAGTAACTGCATTGTCACGAATAGCATTGGTAACAACTGCTTCAGATCCAGAAGATTGGTTTAGTTTAATTGCATCAACTTGCCCATCCATTATCTGTTCAGTATGGATAGCATCGTCAGCTACTTTTGCATTTGTAACAGCATCGTCTGCTATGTGTGCAGTATCTATTGACCCATCTACATAATGTTCTGAGTCTATACTGTTGTTAGCTATCTTTGCATTTGTGACCGAGTCAGCTGCTAACTTTGCAGTAGTTACTGCACCATTTAATATCTCAGTAGTTGTAACTGCATTGTTTGCAATTTTGTTTGATGTAACTGCTGAGTTTGCTATGTGTGCAGTATCTATACTTGCGTCTACATAGTGTTCAGAATTTATACTGTCGTCAGCTAATTTAGTGCTGTCTATTATATCTGCTTCTAAATGAACACGATCAATAGATCCATCTACATAATTTCTTGAATCTACAGCATTATCTGCTAATTTTGCGTTTGTAACTGCATTAGCACGAATCGCATTAGTAACTACTGCTTCACTACCAGAATTTTGGTTTAGCTTAACTGCATCAACTTGTCCATCCAGTATATTTTCTGTTACTACAGCATTATCAGCTAATTTAGCATTGGTAATTGCATCATCTTTTATATTAGATGTTTCGATACCACTAGCAGCTATATCATACGACTGTATAAGATTAGGTACTTGCTCTTCTTGTGCTCTATATAAGAGCTGGGTGTTGTTGTTATTTAAGTCAGCTGCTTTTACGGATGACCCTGCTGTATATGTAGCTTTAGCTGCATCTACGTTGGTGTCACGATATATACGTATTAGAGCTGGACTGGATGGTATATTGCCTGACGTAAAGACCACATCCCCACCACCTGTAGTAGTGTAGTTGGTAATGTTGTAGTGACTGCCTGCTGTTTTTAGGACACCATCTACACGGACTTTAACATCAGAAGATTGATATGAAGGGAAGGTAAAGTTGACTGTTGCGTCACCATCACCTACCTGTTCTTTGAATGTTGTTGCCATTTATTTGTATATGTTGAGGATGTTACCGGATTGACGACCCTTTTCTTGTCGTTGAATTTTTTTCTCTAATCTTTCTTTTCTGATTTCTTGTGCACGAGCGTCTCCACTTACCTCTGCCCAAGCTATACGCTCTGCTCTAGCAAA